CCGGCGGCAATTGCGGACGTTCTTTCTGATCACGATCTTGCCGCGCACACGGGGCTAGGACTCTTCGATCAGAGTTCGGATGTTGATCACGATGCCACTACGAACTTCGTGGCAGCGGAGCACGTAGACCATTCGGGTGTGACAATCACTGCTGGCACTGGCCTATCGGGCGGCGGGACGATTGAAGCGACCAGGACGCTCGCTCTGGATATTAACGGATTGGACGTTGCGGCCGTGGCTGCCGCCGATACATTCCCTTTCTACGATGACACGGCAGGTGCGGTAAGAAAGATCGCATATTCCGATCTACTTTCTGGTATGGCTGGCGCTACGGATCACGGTGGCCTATTAGGTCTCGGCGACGACGATCATGCTATCTATTTCCTGGCGGATGGTACAAGGGGTATTACCGGGGCATATACCTTTCAGCCGGCTACGCACGAGTTCCTGTTTACTCATAATTCAGTTTCAGCTGGTGGCAATCGTTGCAGGTTAGCGATCCAGGGGCAGACGGCCGGCGATCAGACGTTTCTCGATCTCTATACGCATGATGGGGATCGTACAGATGACATTGGTTTCGTTGTTTGGGGCATGGGATTGCCAACGAACAATACTAACGCCGAATTGCTCGAATTCAGGTATGATGCCACCAATAATGAATTCGCGATGGATACGTTACATGGCGGGACTGGCGTATTACGTGCCATCAACATCTACACACAGGGGCATCGGAATCAGCTTGTAGTTGCCGCTGATGGCAGTGTCAGCATGAGTGGAGCGCTTGCTGTCACTGGCAATATTACTGGCCCCAACGTTACAAGTGCCGCCGATCCTGGGCACACTCATACTAGCGCTAGCGTACCAAGTGCGGAAAGTCTCAGTACGAATCTAACCGCTGGTTCTGTTGTCTTTTCTGATGGGACGAATCTTTCCCAAGACAATTCCAATTTCTTTTGGGATATTTCCAATGCCAGGCTGGGTATTGGAACTATTTCGCCAACATACCCGCTTCATGTTGAGCAGGCAGCGGCCGGTCGGGTGGCGGGATTCTACTGTACGGATGTAAATGACGTAGGGGAGGAAACGCTACTTCATATCGGCGGGGCCAATCTTGCGCCTCATTATGGCATAGAAATTGGTTCTACACCCGAACAGAATGCCCCCGCAGCACAGAAGCATGCGTTTATCGTGAAGGGTAATACCTCAACCGGAACTGATCATGAAGAAATATTTCGAGTGAACAGTTCTGGGGCTATCGGTATTTGGCACGCGGAAGTTGGCGCTATTACTAATTGTGTTGGCACGTATATCGTTGGGAAATTTCAGGGCACCGGCAGAGTTACAGGAACAGTAGCCGCATTTAATGCGACTGGGAGCATTGAGAGTGGAGCTACGGCCGGCACAACAACCAATCTGAAGGGGGGTAATTATGCCATCGAGAACAACGACGCCGATACGGTAGTCACTTATGCGTATGGAATTACCATAGATGAGCCGACTAATGCCGGGACGCTTACGAATACTAGGGGGCTCTGGATTGGCAATCAGACGATTGGCACGCAGACTAATACTCCCTACGGAATCTACCAGGCAGGTGCTTCTGATTGGAACTATTTCGCCGGAAGGGTAGGGATTCTTGACGCAACACCAACGGCCGCGCTCGATGTGAATTCTGACATCATTCGCTTGCGCACGGCAAAGACGCCAGCCACGGCCGGTGCTACTGGGAATCAGGGCGACATTTGTTGGGATGCCGATTACATCTACGTGTGTACTGCAACAGACACCTGGGAGAGGGCCGCGATAGCGACTTGGTAATATGCGTGGTGCTTACGTTGCAAAACCTGATGCGGCTGCCGAGTCGCCTGACGTGCCAGATGGTTGGGACGAAGACTGGCCATTCGGCGATTACGATGGGGGCGTTGGTGGAGGTGGTGGATTCTATCCGTTCCCTCCAGGCTACGAGCCGAACTACTCGCTCAGTATTACTGCCGACGAATCCACTACAGTTGAAGACCCGACGGCCTCGGCAGTTGCGGCGATAGTCGACGACGGCGCATACAAGACGCTCGAACCAGCTAGCCTCTCCGTGACCTGGACGGCTACCTTGAATGGTGTAGCGTTACAGCTAATGCAGGATGGTATTGGTGATTTCGCCGATTCGGTAACTACTACCATTTCGGAGGCTGAGGATTACTGGTGTTCGGAAGTTGATTTTGTGTTCGCACTTAGCGAGGGCGACGACGGGAAGACGATTACACTGTTGGCGAGTGGCACAGATCCAGATGGCGAAGCGTGCAACGACGATGCGGAAATCGAAGTGGAGCTTGTACTGCCGGTATCGGTATCGGCGAGTGTAACAATAACTGATTATGACATCGAACCGGCGTGTTCCCCAAAAATTTATCTGAAAGTGGAGCGATTGCCGAGCCATTCAACGCGAAGAGATTGGCCGCAGATGGGGTGCCACTACTTTTCGGAACTTGGCGGGGATAGCTGGTGGTCTGATGACACGACGTATGACACCCTGGCGGAATTTACCTGCACGGCTCAGCATGGGGGCACCAAGTCGGTTACCGCCGAGGCCGCCGCTCTCGTGGCGGATTCCAGTTACTGGTTGACATATTACGCGACTTCGGGCGGGAACGCCACGATTAGCGTAACGTTTTCGATTTCTGTCACCATGAGTAACGGAACGGTCTATAGTGCTTCGGAAGAGTATACGATTATTCCGTATGGCTATGCCAAGGGGGGGTATGTCTCATTGAGTACGGCCTCTGGCATGGTCTACTTGTTTGGTGTAAGAATGGCCTAAGGCACGGGGGTGAATAATGTTCGGTCCTATCAGTTCCGGTTTGATGACGAGGGCACCTGCTTCGTCGTCTACCAATTTGCAACAGCAGCAATTTGCAGTGAATCAGGCAGGCTTCGGGATGGGGCCTTATGGCGGAATGCAGCGACGCGCCGGGAGGCAGGCTGGGTCTGCCTTGTCGCAGTTGATTGGGCAATACAATACTGCGTTCGGCGAGGCCAAGAGTGCCAACGAAGCTCGTTATCAGCAATTGTTGAATATCGCCAATGCAACGACCGGGCAGCGGGAAGCTGATCTCCGCCGGGATTACGGTCAGCAGCAAGCGAACATGATGCAGGGCCTTGCTCGTACCGGAATGGCGAATACCACCGTTGCTCCCACGATGCAGATGGGTATTCAGCGCGAGCAGCAATCCGCGCTTAATCGGCTTGCGGATCAGATGCAGCAGACGAAGCTCGGGATCATCGAGAGGCGCACAGATCAGTATCCCGATCTCGGCGCCCTTGCTTCTCTGGCTGGCGCTCTCGGGCAAGGGGCCGGCCTGGCCGGTGCCGGCGGCATCGCCGGTGCGCTCAGAAACCTCCAACTAGGATAACAACAATGCCAATTGAAGTGAGACACGGAGCTGGTGGTGGTATTGCCGGTCTGGCATCGCTTGCGGCGGCGCTTTCTGGGGGCGGCGGCGGCCGACCGACTTTTAGCGGTGGCGGTGGCGGCGGTAGCATGAGTATTAGGGGTGTCAGCAGTCTCATGCCACGCGGCGGGATTGGTCCAGGTCATTCTACCGATGAGCAGTTGATGCGCGAGCAGGCGTATCAACAGATTAAGGCAGCAGAATTTGCATTGCCCGAGGAGCTTCATCGCAAGCGTGAGGAAGAAAAAATCAAGGCGGAAGAATGGAATGCACAGTATACCGCGAAGCAAAAGCAAATGATTGCAACTATCCAAAATGGAATTGAGCAAGCGCGCGCGAGCGGAAAGTTCAGTGCAGCCGAAATGGAGCAGGTCGAACGAATGGGCGCAATGGAGATGATGGGCATTAACCCGACATTGACTCCGAAGGACGAAAACCAAAAACAAATGGAGGCATGGGCGGCCGAGGGGAAGGGCGTTGGTATGGAGTGGGTTGATGAGTGGGGTAACGTCAAGACGAGGGAGGCCGACGGTACGATTAAGGGGCAGGTTTCGTATGACAAGACACGCCCCGGGTACGAGGCGAAACTACAGCGCGAGCGGGAGAAGGATCTGGCAACGGACAGGTTAAAGCTGATGGGGGAGATGGTAGATACCGATGGCTCCGGTGTGAAGAGATCGAAATATAGTTCAATTCAGATTGAGGCCATGCTCGAAAAGGCGTATCCGTGGTACAGAGAGCAAAATATCCAGGCAGAAGCCCAGGAGCGTCAAGCGGCGATGCAGCAGATTGCCATCGAGGGGGAGATGCAGGGGCGGCAGCGATTGCAGCAGCAATCGAACGAACTCGTTCTTGAGGAGGCTAGGCGGGCTGGCGCGCCGCTTGAGGATCAAGACATGGATTTACCTCCACAAGTTGCTATTGCGCAGTCGCAGGTTCGTGCATGGCAAAAGCGATACGGCGGATATGACGGGCTTCCGGACGATCTTAAGTTGGCTTGGCGCGAGGCCAAGGCAATTATGGAACAGTATGCATCTGAAATGAATCAGGCCGTTCAAATGGGGCAGGTGATGGAGCAGGGCAATATGGGCCGGACCGCCTCCGCTCGCGAGTGGACTCCATCGTCAACACCTACACCAGAATTTGGATTCTAGCAATGCCGCTTGACCCCTCAGTTATGGAATCGCTCCGGATCGGATCTTATCCGGAACTTGATCCGGAAGTTACAAAAACTTTCGCCGCTACGGATCAGGCAATCGAGCGTCGTCGTAGTCTTCTGCGCGATAAGTATGCCTGGAACCTTACCGCCCCCCTGTCTGGCACCAGGGAGGTATATTCGGAAAAAGTCATTAAGGAAATCACCGATCCGGAAGAGCGGCAATGGCTGATTGAGGAAGTCGGTAGGATCTCGCAGGCGCAGGCCCGAGCTAGGGAGGAGAAGTATGCCGAATCGGGATTGGCCGAGCGATTCGGCCGGCAATCCATGAAGGTCGGCGGCGCCTTTGCTGATGCGGGCACGGCAATGACTGGAGCCGCCAGGGACTTTCGCGACTGGATTCAAGGGCGTGGGAAAACTGTAGAAGAGGTGCGGTTCAAGCGTAGTCTTGAGGCTGCTAAGCAGGGCGCCGATCCGGCACTTGGGCGGGATGCTCCGCTCTCGCTGAAGGCGGCGGCCGGTGCCACGCAGATGGCACCTGACTTGTCTGCCGGCTTGCTCGCTGGTGTAGCTGGCGGCGGACCTGCGATGGCGGCCTACTGGACGGCACGCCTCTTCCCGGAGCGGAACGCGGACTATCTGGAAATGGGATTGTCCCCGGGTGCGGCGGCAACTGCCGGCACAATTACGGCGGCATTGGAATCCGCCGTTGAGCTTCTGAATATTGATCCCACCGGCATGAGTAAGGGTGCCGTAGTACAGCCGGCGAAAAGCGTGACTCGCCGCGCCCTTTCCGAGGCAATCAAGAAGTACGGTGGTAAACGCGCTGCCGTCTTCGTGGCGAAACATCCCCAGGTGCTTGGCTACGCAGCGCAGGCAATTGATGCGCTAGAGCGGGTTGGTGTTGAAACAGTCGAAGAGGGGATGCAGCGTGGTGTGCGCGACTGGGGGAAGGTATTTGCTGCCGCAACTGACCGGGACATTGAAGGTCCCGCCATGGGGACTATTGCTCCGGCAATGTGGCAGGAAATGAAAGACACTCTTCCCGGTATTGCTGCTCTCGGTGGTGGAGCCGGCGCAGGGATGGCCATCGGAGAAGCCTCGGCGGCTAAGCAGCAGGTGCGCCAGGCGGCAATTGAGGCGGAGATCTTGGAATATGCCGACCAGGGTAAGACTCCCTCGCGGCGGACTCGCATTAAATGGGGGCTGCCGGAGGCGGGGTGGGAGTCCCGAAAGCAGCGGCGGGATGGGGTCCAGCGGTTGGCTGAAGAGATTCGCGCTGCCGAGAAGGTTAATGAGCAGGCTCGGGTCTTACTCGAAACACCCCCTGAGGTTGCGCAGGAGGCCGGCGTATTAGGTGCGGAGGCTGGCGTGGCCCTGGAGCCCCAGGCGGCTGAAGTCGCTCCTGAGGCCGATGAGGGGGCCGTGAGGGGGGGGGCGGAAGTCATGTCGGAGCCTGGCGGGGCTCCGCTCCGTAGCGGCGAGAACGTTCAGGCGGCGGCCGAGCCGAGCGAGCATGGCATGGCGATGGAGATGGAGGGGACGGGGGAGGTAGTAAGCGCGAGGGGGGCGGTACTTGGCCTAGAGAAGCTATGGGGTATCCCGCTAAGGCGAGGCGGCATCCGTGGGGGGGCGGCTGGTGTTTACAAGCGACATGGAGAGATTGCTCGCCTTGCACGCGGGGAGGAATCTAAGCCGGTTATCGCTGTACACGAAATTGCTCACCATATCGCGAAGATGCATCCGGCTTTCTTGGAGGGTGCGAGCGAGGAGGAATTACAGGAGCTTGGACGGCTCGATTACGATCAGGAGAAGTTGAGACCTTCGGAAGGTTTTGCTGAATTCGTACGCGGATACGTAACGGGATCAACACACTTAGAGGAGGGTATCGATCTACGGAAAGCGGCGCCCAATTTCATGAAGTCATTCGAGGCGGTTCTTGCTGGCAATCCTGAATTGGCCAAACGGTTGGGAGATTCGCGGAAGCTAGTGCTCCCCCTTCGGAGGGCTGGTGCCGTCGGTCGCGTGAAGGGCCAGATCGGTCAGCCCGATCCGACTTCGGGTTTACTGTCGGTGCGCGAGCGAGTAAAGCGGTTGTTTGATGTGGTCTACGCGAAAGTCAAGGAGGAGGGACTGCCTGTTAAACGTTTCGTCCAGGCGGCCGAAAAACGCGGATATACTCCAGGCGAGGAGACAACTGCTTTCGAGGATTACAACGCGCTTCGCAGGACTGGAGAGCATTTCGCGGCTAGCGCACTAGAGGATGGTGTCTTCCTACTGACTGGTGACATGGGGAAAGTCGGTCCGTCCCTTAGGGAGGCGCTAGAGGAAGTTGAGCCTGGGGAGGATTACGAGAATTTTCGCGCCTGGGCCTACGCCCGTCATGCCGTGGAATCTTGGGGGAAGGGAAAGGACCCGGGGATTACACTGACTGATGCGAAGGAGACTCAGACTAGGCTGTACGACCCTAGATATGAACGTGCCGCTGACAAGTTGACTGAATTCGGAAATGGTCTGATTCGCGTGCTGGAGGATGTTGGTGAGATCAGCGCCGAAGAGAGTGAGAGAATTCGTGAATACTACAAGACGCATATTCCGCTCGTGCGGGTTCGAGAGGGCAAGCTTACGGCCGGGACGCGAATGGGTGGTCTTGGCAAGGAAAAAGGCGTGAGAGGGCGAAAGGGGAGCGGTCTTCCTGTCGTCGATCCGGTCGAATCGTTAGTGGCTAGGGCAATTGAAACTTACGATCGCGCAAGCAAGCGTATCGTCCTCAATAAGATTTTCGGAACTGCGGCTTCGGTTGAGGGTCTAGGGGGGTGGGTCGATCGGGTTCCGGCCGGAATGATTCCGACGCAATTCAAGCTGGAGGAGATCAGAAGTCAGTTGGCACCGGCAATGGAAAAGGCCGGTCTCGATCCAGATGAAGTTCTTGGGGAGCTTGACCCAGTGACGGTGCTGACGGTCTGGCGCCCAGAGGCGCTTAGCGTCGGTGGACAGCAAGTATTCCGTCGCATGGTAGAAGGAAAAGCGGAGTATTACCAGGTACGGCCCGAACTGCTTGAGGCCCTGGGGGGAATGGAGACTCATCACAATCTTGATATTGCCACCCATTGCGCGCGCTACTTCATGGGCACGTTAAAGATTGGAGCTACACGATTCAATCCCAGTTTCGTGTTAGTGACTAACCCAGCAAAGGACTATCAGACCTTTCTCATGCAAGGAGAGAAGGGGTTGAAGGGGGCGGCAGATCCGGCGGGTTGGGCGTGTGCCTGGGTATATTCTGAAATTCAGCGTGCAACAGGAAGGGGGGCAGGCGATCCAGTCGTGCAATCATTTCGGCGGATGGGTGGCGAGCTTTCGACTTACGCAGGACTGGATCGTTATCGCCTGAAGCAGGCAACTCGCTATGTGAAGAGGGGCCGGCACGGTTGGGCAACTATTGGCGCAAATATTACAGGCACGCCCGAAGTTGCCCCACGCCTTGCGGAGTATGCCGCCATGCTTGATAAGCTTGGCTGGTTGGAAAGGGTCAAAAATGGAGAGGTACCACCTGCGGAGGTTCTTTATAAGTGCATTAACGCCTCGCATGATGTTACTGTTGATTTTCGCAGAATGGGTCCATGGGGGAGGTATCTCAATTATTGGATTCCATTTTCCAATGCGAAATTAGAAGGATTCGATAAGTTCATTCGGACCTTCAAGGATAAGCCGGCAAGGTCGCTTTTGCGCGTCGGTACGCAAATTGTTCCGATAGCACTGATGTACTGGTGGTTGCGCCACGATGACGATGATTATAAAGAAAGGCCCGCCTGGCAAGATGCATTCTGGACGTTTATCGACGGTAGTGGAAGGCCAGTGATTCGCATACCGAGGTCTCACGAGTGGGGGCTTCTATCGAGCGGCATCGAGCGAATGCTTGATGTGGCCTTCGATAAAGATCCCGAAGCAATCACGAGATGGTTCAAGCAGGTGTATCAAACTGCCGTTCCTGATGCGTATCCAGTGGGTGTGACTTCGCTTTTTGAAACGATGTTCAACTACGATCACTTCCGAAAGCGTGCTATTGTCCCCGAACATCTCCAGAAGCTAGAGCCAGTGGATCAGGCGTTCGAGTACAACACTGCGCTCGTGAAACATGCTGCCAAGTTTATGCACGATTACAGTGGTGGCAGAGTAAATCTGAGTCCGGCGAAAATTGAGCATCTAACGGATGGCCTGACAGGCGGAATGTACAGCAGGGCTATGAAGCCAATTGAAAAGGCGACCAGTGGAGACCCCTGGGCTGCACATGACACGCCCGGACTGAAGGGAATTACATTCAGGAAGGAATATACCAAGAGCGTCGGAGACTTGTACGACCTACAAGAGAGGCTGTCGCAACAGAAAGCGTCCGCCAAGTTGAACGGCAGAAAGTTTGATCCACAAAAGAATGCAGATTTACGTAAGCTCGATCGTGCTATTAGGCTTCTTGGGAAAATCAGGAAGACCAAGGCGGGGCAGTCAGACGAGGCACGAGAGCAAATAGAACGAGCCATGACGGGGATCGCGCGGACTGCGCTTGGTCGCTCACCGTTATCGCGGTATCCCGATCCGCATTTCGTGGAGAATGCTTTACCTGCTCCTGAAGAACGGTCGGTAAGGTGAAAAACTTTCTGATCCATTCGCGAATTGTAGATCACTCAGAGTGACCAGGAGTGACCAGGAGTGACCAGGAGTGACTCAGAGTGACTCAGAGTGACTAGGAGTGACTAGGAGTGACTAGGAGTGGCTCAATGCGGGTTATAATGGGTAGCGCGAAAATTTCTAACTGCCACCCGAAGGATTTGTCCTGGTTTTCTTTCGGTCTGACACTTTAATGGAGTAGTGGAGATTACTTGATTCTCTTGAAGAGGAGGCATGATGATGCGAGTGTGGTTGGGCTTGTTGGTTGCTGCGTTGTTCTGTTCGAGTTGTGGCGCCGTGATGGCGGCTGATACGCATGTAGGCGCGGACCTGCAAGCGATCAGTGTCAATATCTGCTGCCCCGAAGGGGGTCGTTCCGTGCAGGGGTCGGGAACGGTTATCCTTGTGCCTATTGGGGAAGAGATGACTACTTGGGTGTTGACGGCGGAGCACGTCGTTAGTGGCCTGCGCAAGGTACGTGACGTGATTGACGACGACGGGAAGACTCGGAAGCAGGTTACTTACGAGGACGCGGAAGTAGTCCAAGAGCGAATGGTTGGGGGGCGCGTTGTTGGCGAGCGGCGATACGACGCGAAGGTGATGAGTGTCAACGCAACTCGTGACGTTGCCCTGCTGCGTGTGCGGATTGATGATGAGTTCAGGAACGGTGCTGCGTTCTATCTCGGTGACGAGATCCCCATGCCCGGGGTATCCCTCTTTCATTGTGGCGCCCCCGGCGGGAAGGATCTCGGCGGTACTTGCTCATTGACGCCCGGTATCGTGTCTCGCGTTGGCGTTCGGATTCCCGACTTCGGCGGAAGCGAGCACGGCGTTTACGATCAGATCACCTGCCCCGCGCTCGGTGGATCTTCTGGCGGCCTGATCGCAATGAGAGATAACGGTCAGCTTGTGGGCATCCTTACGCTCGGCGCACGCGGTGCCGATTCGTTCCACTGGATGGTTCCGATGCGATCCATTCTGAAATGGGCCGACGATATTAATGCCCGTTGGATTTTCGATCCCGAGGCGGAGCGTCCCGAGACAGTGGAGGCAATTGATCTTCCATTGGAATTCGACCCGGCTGCGTAGCATCGTGATTGGCAACTTCGGAATGGAGATTGGAAACATGAAGGCTGGCGACGTTCTTGGTTTCTCTGGCGATTCCTGGTGGAGTGCCGGGATTAACATCGCGACTTACGGTCTCCCATGGTGGGGTCTGTCGCATGTGGGAATCGTTGCTGAAGCGTATAAGGGTTGCGCCTGGGCGTACCCGGAGCTACACGCAGTGAAGCCTGGCACTCTCATGGTCTTCGAGTCGACGATGTCCTGTGATCTGGATTGCGCGTTCCAGCGTCGTGTAATTCGTGGCGTGCAAGCACATAAGATCGCCGATCGTGTTGCTGAATATCGCGGCAAGGTTTGGCACTATCCAATGTGCCGCAGGCTGCGTCCGCTTGAATCGGAACGGCTGACTCATTTCCTGTTATCCCACATGGGGACGAACTACGATGCTATCGGCGCTTTTCGCGCCGGTGGCATCGGGTTCTCATGGCTGGAGTCTCTCTTTCGGCCGGAGGATCTAACGAGCTTGTTCTGTTCCGAATATGTCAGAGCGGCGCAGAACTTCCTTCGACTCACGAGTGGCAACAACGCGAGCCGCTGGAATCCGAACCTGCTCGTGCGGCGCGAGCGGCGCGACGGCCTTCTGCTTGGACCTGAGAGGATGAAATGAGACGTATCGATAATGAAGAGACAGGGGCATGGAGGGAATGGTGAAGTACCTATTGCTATGCCTGGTGGCAATTACCCTAGCGGCCATAGCGATTGACGCTGATCTGAATGGTTATGCGAAGGTCTACCCGCCGGAATTACCGATTGTAAATCCTCCAGTTACACTTCGGCAGCGCAATTGGGTGCTGGGGAGTCGCGAGAATGGTTCCTGTATGTGGGCTTCGACAATCACTCTGCTGCGTTGGCAGGAGCAGTATGCGTTAGCGGATCGACTACGGCGCACTCGCGGCGGTGGTGAGTTGCCTAGCCAATTTGCGAAGCGTCTAAACACTGCCGGCGTAAAGCATGTCGCTCATTCGGCCGGCAGTGCGGCTTTCCTGGAGTGGGCCTGTTTAACACGCCACGGTGCAGTGATCGTGATAGGCGGCAAAGGAGATCACGCCGTTAATGTAGTGCACATGGATGAATCGGTAGTGTATCTGCTCGACAACAATCAACCCCGGGAGTATCAGGTAGTACCCCGCGACGAGTTTCTACGCAACTGGAAAAAGGCTGGGGGTTGGGCGTTTGTTCCGCTCTATAATCCGGCCGCACCTTTACCTTAACGAGAGGGAGAAGAAGATGGCGAGAGAGAAGAAGTGGGGGGTGATGGCTCTGGCGGCACTGGGCCTTGGTATCATCATGTTTGGTGCCTGCCATGCGGCTGGGGCAGATGCACGATTGCATTTGTCGATTGTCGGAGACCAGGGGGACGCACAGTTTCACCGGCTCGTTGCTTGGTATCGTAACGGAGCCTTTGCTGACAAGGTTCGATACCACGAGATTGCAACGAACACTGCGATATACCACGAACGATATGCGCCGAATATTAAGAGCCTGCCGACTGTCCGTGTACAGCAGCCTGACGGCGTTGTTATCTATGAGAAATCCGGCGATGATCTGCCGTATTTGGCGGGGGCACTTTCAGAGGATATTAGCGCCTCAATCCTGACGAGCCAGTTCACGCCCTGGAGGCAGCGCAGCGGACCGCTGAAGGACAAACTGCGGAAGTGCTGTCCATTGCGTAGGCAACAGGCGGAACCTGAAGAAGAGTGGGAGGAAGAGGAAGCGGAGGTGGAGCCGGCTCTGGTCCCGGTGATGCCTCCCGCTCCCGAGTTCCCTTGGTGGCAAGTTCTTATCGTGCTCGGCGCGGGCTGTGCTGGCGTGGCCGGCGGGGCCGTTTGGCAGGCTGTCGAGATGTATCAGCAGTCGAGGGAGCAATAACATTCGTTCTACGGTTTTGTATCGGATAGCAATTTCAAGAAAAGAGGAGTGAGGTATGTCGACCTTGAGTATGGTTCTGCTTACTGTCGTTGTTGCAGCCGTGGGTGTGTGGGCTGGCCGGCAATTGTTCAAGCGAGGCTATGAATTTGACACGCGAGTCGAGGATCGTCGTCGCGCTGCCGCCAAGTTGGCGGGCGTTCTGTCGCAGCATGGGCTGGTGAAGATTCCGGACTTGCTGATTGACTATTCCGTTGGCGACTACAGCGGGATGGGCGAGCATGTCATTGACGTTACGAAGATGTTCCTGGCCGGCGAGCGAGCCGTGCTTGACGAATTCGAGAAGGTTTTTACGAATGTTCTCGATGCCAAACTTGGAACTGACGAGGGACGTGCTTACATTGCCGCTCGCCTGGCCGAGGTCAAGGCGGAAGAGGAGTAGGCGGGGAGGGGCCTGCATCGGATTTGAAATCCGGTGCGGAAAGTTGGCGCCCCGGGCTTGCGTTGGGGAGCGCAAGTCCGGGGCCTGGCCGGAGGAGAGAGATGAAAATCAAAACGCGATTACTGCTCGAACAACTAGCGAGTTGGTTAGTTGCTGCGATTCTATGTGCTGCAATGTTTTCCATCATGCTCGGATGCGAATCGGAGCTGCACTCAAAGCAACCGTGCATACTTGCTTTCAGTGCTGCGTGGTGTACCGCTTGCAGGGCGGATCGAGACTTAGTACAGCGATACCAGAGCGCCGGATGGGATATTCGAGTGATCGATGTAGATGAGGAACCCGCCCTGACGAATCAGTATGGAGTGCATTCGATACCGGCCTATGTAGTCCCCTTGCGGGGTGGGCAGTTCGTAAGGGCAAGGAACCTTGCCGAAGCCGTAAAGATTGCTATGCGGGAGTAAATTCAATGTGGTGCTTTGCTGTTTCGGTCGGCGAATCGTTAGCCATTCAGGGGGGCGCTTTGGCAATCCTCGGATGGGCAATCTGGTATCTCCTAGCGAAGGCGCTACCCCAGGAGCGAGACCTCTTCCTTGCGGCGCAGCGAGAAACACGTAAGGCATTTCAGAGATCTCTCCATACTTTGGCTCATTCGTTCGAGTGTTTAGCGTCCGCCGTAACTGGCGAATTGATTTCAAGCGAAGAAGATACACCATTGAGCGACATCATCACTAAAGAGGGCTAGGAGGATGAGGAGACAAGTGTTTATAGTCACCGAAGTCGGGGAGGCGTACCTTGGGCAGGTGGGGGAAATTATCAACCCGGAATGGCCACGCGATCGCCCTGGCGAAAGTGGTCCAGGTGAATCACTAGAGGCAGCGCTGGCGGACATCGTGGCAACCATGATTGAAGACGGTGCCACAGAAGAGATCATCACGATTGACATCCGAGAAGAGGGGGCCACTTGATGGCATACGATTTAACGTCACTTCGGAAAGAAGTAGTATTTCGCGCTCCGAGGATCATATTGCTCGGAGTTGAGAAGATCGGCAAGAGTACGTTTGCCTCGGAATCTGATTCGCCAGTATTTCTTCCAGTGCGAGGCGAAGAGGGTATTGACGAGTTGGATGTAGATGCCTGGCCTCCAGTGCAGAGGTATCAGGATGTGATGGATGCGCTCGTTACGCTCTACACTAAGGAGCATGGCCATCGCACGACGGTTCTCGATTCGGCCTCCGCACTGGAGCCGATTATCTGGGAGAAGACTTGCCAGATGAACGACAATGCGGAGTCGATCGAAAAGGTCGGCGGTGGATACGCCAAGGGCTATACGGAAGCCCTGAATTGGTGGCGGGCCATCTTGAGCGGCCTCGATGCACTTCGCGCTGAGCGGAACATGACGAGCATCATCGTCGGCCATGTCAAGGTGAAGCGCTTTGATGATCCGGGGGGGCCCTCTTATGATCAGTATCAATTCGATCTCGATGCTCGCGCGGCAAATCTGCTATACCGCTGGGCAGATTTGATTCTGTTTTGCAATACAAAGGTGGTCGTCAAGGAGGAAGACGCAGGCTTCGGCAAGAAGCTTCATAAGGCAAAAGACATCGCCGGAGGGCAGCGCTTCCTCTACACGCAGAAGCGGCCCTCTCACCCTGGCGGCGGAAGGGGGGTATTCGGTAGATTGCCCTATGAATTGCCGCTGTCGTGGACTGCATTTCAGCAAGCAATAGTGAACGCCCTTCCGCAGGCGGCTGCGTGAGTTTGTTTTCATTCCGATTGAATTGAAGGAGAGACAATGGCTAATTTGAACGACATCTTTGGCGGTAGCTTCGATTCTCAAAGCGTGGAACCGGCAGGCGATTTTGAAGCGATCCCCGCCGGATGGCAGACGGTGGAAATCACGAGGACTGGAATCGTAGTCACAAAGGCTGGAACCGGGCGATTCATCGAGGTGGAATTTACAATCCTGGATGGACCACATAAGAATCATAAGCTCTGGGAGCGATACAATGTCGACAACCCGAGTGAAAAGACCAGGAAAATTGCTGCCGGACAGTTCTCGTCTCTCTGCCGCGCGGTCAACGCGGGATGCCTAGATGATACCGACGAGTTGCTGCAGCAAATGCTCCAGGTCCGTGTGACAGTCAAGGGAGACTACAACGAAATCAGGGGTTACAAGGCACTTGGTGTCGAGCAGCAACAGGCTCCGCCTCAGCAGCAGCAGCAGCAGCAGCAGCAGCAGCAGCAGCAGCAGCAGCAGCCCGGTTCGGAGGAATGTGCCCCGAGGCCCCAACCCGGCGCGACGCCGCCAGG